CTGGCGGGCTAGTTCAGGGTGTAGCTGCGCAGTGGGTTTGCGCCCGTCGCGCAGCATGAGGCGTGAGTAAGGGACCTGGACCGCTGAGTCGTAGATCTCCGCGGATGCCCACTTCGCTAGCTCGTCCTCCCACACCCCGCCGTCGATGACCATCGCGGGTGCCACGATCAGTACGGGTGGCTCTGCGGCTTCTATCGCGACCCGGCTCTTGCCGAGCCCCGGCTCATCAGCGAGCAGAGCGCGAGGTGTGTTCTTGAGGAACTCGATCCCTGCGACTTGGTGATCCATCAGCGGTAGCATCAGAAGTCGCGTCGACAGGTGACCCAAGAGTTCAAGTTCGCTTCAAAACGCCAGGTCAGACCTGCAGCCGCTCTATCTGGTCCGCGTAAGTAGCCGAAGCGGCCAAAGCACATCCTACAGGGGGGGCGTCGGTTTCCGTTTCTTAGCTTGGAGCTGATCTTGTGACGCCGCATTTCACACCAGTTTCGATCCCACATAACTAAGGTGCGGGGATAGGCTCGCCGGTTAGTGCCGCGGCGATCCGATTGGAGACAAACCACTCCACGCCGTTGCCGTATTCTGCTTCGGTCTTTTCTTCCGTCCAAGGCAGCGGCTCGGGCGCTTCAATGACTCGTTGTTTGTGGAGGATGGCCTCGTGGTCGTAGTACAGACCGTTGGGCGCCAGCATGTACTTTTCAAGCCACACCTGCGCCCGGAGTGCCCAGCGAATGTAGTGCGCCTTGTGTGTCGCCTGGTACAGCCCTATGGCGAGCTGCTCAGCTCCAGCCGTGGCCGTCGTCGTGACATACGCCTCGTGAGTGCTGGGAGCCTTGGCTTCTACCTTGTGCCACCGCTCGCCGCCCCAGCCGTTGACCCACCCTGTCTCGAGGAATCTCATCGTGCGCTCGGCCCACACCAGCAGGTTCCGAGCGGGGCAGATTTCGTACCCTTTGACGTAGTTGAGCCCCACCCAGTCGTTGTCGTCGTAGAAGAAGTTGGAGGCGGTCGACGGCGCAGTTGGGCTGAACGCGCCGTTCTTTGTGTTCCAGAAACCATCCTCGACAACGAGCAGCTGCTGGACCCGGCCGCATGATAGCCGCTGCAGCTTATGTCCGAGGAGCATGGCGACGTTGCGGTTGTAGAGCGATCTACGGAACCGAGCACCGAACCCCGCGACACGGTTGCTCTGCGGGGTGGATAGCTCAAGGAGGTGTACAGCCTGCGCAAGATACCGGGGGTTGTGCGTCGCCCGGTAGAGCACCGTCTCCGTCCCTATAATGAGGCCCTGGTTGTAGTTGCCTGCTTGGTGCGAAGGGTCAGCGTGCGCAATTCCGTAGATCAACACAAAGGCGATGAGCCATACCGCTACGACTGCCACTGTCCTTTCGACGCGCGGTCTCATCAGCGCATCGCCCAGTCGTACATCGCTTTCGCCTGCTTGGCGTCAGCGAGCGCCGTGTGCGCTGTCTCTGACGGCAGCCCAGCAGCCTCTAGTAGCGCTGCTGTCGACCACGGCGGGGTCTGCCGGCGCCCGGCGGCTAGTCTGCCCGCGCACAGGGCCTTGACGTCGACCAGATGGTAGTGCCAGGGCGCTGAGCCGAGGAATCGGCTCAGGAAGGCTGCATCGAACTGCGGGTTGTTGCCGACGAACACATGTCCAGACAGATCGTTCAGTAGAAAACGTCTCGCGTCTTCGACATCTTCGGTCTCAGAAGGCATGTGACGCTCAAGGAAGCCTCCGATCTCCAGCGCCCGCGCTTCAGCGTGGAGCAGCGTGACCGGAAGCTGGTACTCGCGCTCAAGCCCGTTCCCGAGGACGATACCGATCTCCCATATCTCGTGGCGCTCAGGGTCGAGGCCCGTTGTCTCGATGTCAACGAAGCAGATCATTTCACTCGTACACCTTTCGATCCAAGCGCCTTGCCGAGAAGCCAAGGTGCGATTTTATGAGGGAGCCAAGCGCCCCACTCTGAGTCGTAATACTTCCACACGCGCATCCACAGTTTCCGTCTCATGGTAGTTTTCCCAGCTGGTGCGCCACTGCGAGGAGAACCCGACCGGGTGCGCTTATCGACTCGCGCTCGTCATCTCGGTCGTAAAGTTTTTCCCAGTCGACGTATGAGGTGCTCGCCTCGATGATCGCACCGCGGGCGCTCGTGATGTCGCCCAGCGTTACGTCCTCAGGCAGCTTGATCGTTATGTCCATCTGGTGACCTCCTATAGTGATCGTTCAGTCCATGCTTGATTCGGTAGTCGCTGGCTGCGCAGATGGCGTCCAGCACGTCGTCGAAGTAGCCGAGGTGAAGATAGTGTTTGTTCACCTTGACCTGTGCTCGGTATTTTCCATTCTTGCAGCGCACGACTCCGCGGGCGCCGGTCTTGTTGTCCTTTCGGGTTGGTGGGCGCATTGAGGATGAGAGTTCTTTCCTGCGCTCTCGGATACAGTTTATACAGGCGCCTGTGTGGCGCCCTTCGTGCATATAGAAGGGTCCTGGCCCGCCACAGCGACAACACTGCTTCATTTCTTCTCCAGCAGCCGGCGTACCTCTGCGCCGAACGGCCCAGGTCCCTGCCCATGCGCATTGACCAAGCGCGCTAGGTCAGCGCTGAGATACTTCGCCAGCTTGTCGAGTACGCGCACGCTCGGGCAGCGCTTCCCGTTACGGATGCGGCTTGCCATGCTCGGGCTGACGCCGATCGCGTCGGCTAGCTCTCTGTTGGTTATGCGGGTCATGCTGCTACCTCATCGACCTCATCAGCTTCTGCCAGGACCGTTTCCATCATGTTGATTGCAAGCACTAGCATCTTTTCCTTTTTGGCGATGTGCGGATTCGCCATAGGGTTCCGACGGATGATGGCAATTAGGTCTTCCTTGAGCCCGCGTATCTTTATTCGGATGTCGTCCATCACTGAGGCTTCTGTCGCGCGAGCATCCTGAGTACGAACACCCGCGGACCATATTGCGGATGTAGTCCGAGTGCCTGCCTTGCGATGTATAACGTGGTGCGGCTCCGCACGGGGCAGCCTCGTACCTCTTTCAGCGCGGGTAATCGTACCCCACACAAACCCATGGCTGCGATAGCCGAGGATCTCAGTTATTTCTTTGGGTGACTTCCCTTCTTTGTGTAGCTCTAGTATGCGTGTGGCTTTGGCTGGCGGCCTGCGTGTGGCCGCTCTATGGCATTGAATGTCGTTTGATGCTTCGTCGCCATCCAGCCCCGCATGCTTCATGTAATCCGCTTGTGTAAACTCACTGGTGACGCCCATTTGACTTGTTACCTCTTCGAGCGTAAACAAGAAGTCCTCTAGCCGTTCCCACCTTGTCTTGTAACCTCCGAACATTATGCGCCTCCGGTTTCGGTCATTGCCGTAGCGACCTCGCACTCAGCGAGGAGTGCCGCGGTGTTCTTATTGAGTCGGGCAACCTGCTTCCCGGCCTTAGTTGTCAGCCCAGCCTCGATCCCTTCTTTCAGCGCTTCAAGAGCCTGCGCGACCTTTTCAGCTGCCGTCTGCACGTACATCGGAGCAAAGCCAGCCTCGATCTCCGCCATACGCGCTTCCATCTCTTTGTCCGCTCGCCGTTGAGCCTCCTTGTCAAGGTCGGCTTTCTGCGCGGCGGCTAGCTCGCGCTTGAGTTCACCGTTCTTTTTCTGCGCCTCAGTGATCTTATCCTGCAACTCTTTCTTGTCGCGTGTGGCAGTTGCCTTCACGCCCTTTACGGCCTGCTCGCGTTCAGCAATGGCTTTGTGTAGGCCCTCAGTCAACTCCTTTAGGCGCTTGTCACGTTGAGCCACTTCCTCCTCTAGCGCCGTCTTGCGGTCGTCGTCCATCTTGCGTTGCTGCGCGACTAGCTTCTTGACTTCATTCTCGATCCCAGCCTTGTGTGCCTCGTCTGTATCGCGGAGCTGCGCTTCCAGTCCCTCGATATCAGCCGCTAGCTTGATCGTCAGCTCGTCTAGATCCTCGGCGGTGGAATCGATAGCTCGACCCTCGGTCGTGATTTGCTTGGGTGGTGCGGGCGCCTCGATCAGCCCTTCCTCCCGTAGAATGCGGGCTACAGTGTTCGCGGCACTCACTCTCAGCACATCCGCGATCTCGACCATTGGTCGACCTTCTCTGTGCAGCTCAACGATTGCCTCACGTGGATCAATCAGCCGTTGTCCGATCAGCGCCGTGAACTCACGACGCTCCAAGCCAAGCGCCTTGTGAGCGCCCATCTTCACAGCAAGCCCTACCTGCCGCCACCACCCCTCGCCTACTTGCTGCAAGGTCTCCAGCCACTCCTGTGCGTCCTCTGGAACTACCTTCGATACAGACATGATGACCTCCTGGTCATGTTGTTTCGCGCTAACCTAGCAGCTATCGTACCCGCTTGTCAAGGCCCTAGAACGAAAAGTAGGCCCCGGTCGAGGAGAGGTTTGACCGGGGCCTACGTGTGGGATCGGGATGGCGCTCTGCGCGCCTTAGCTGGCGAGGGGAACTGGCCCTTCTCGCGCTGTATTGAGAAACTAGAAAAGCCACACCCTATATTGAGGGGCAACACGACCCTTGTCTGGGTCGATGAAGTGGAGCCGCTGCTGAGGGCGAGACCCTGAGCCGACCTTATCGGAGGCGTAGCGGCTGTCCGACTCGGGGCTGCCCGTCCAGAAGACCGAGCCGTAACCGCTGGCTAACGGGTCCTCGCCGTGGAAGTGGTAGTGCCCGACGTAGCAATCACGGAAGTCCCAGTCATGCGCGCCGGCCTTCCAGTCGTTCACGCGTTTGACGATGGTGCTGCGGGAGGCGAAACCGTTACGCCCCACCTCATCGCCATGGATCAGGAGCGCGCGATAGTTGCCGATCACGACATGCTGGATATCCTCGGGGCAGTCCTCCCACTTCACACGTGGCGCGTCATCGCTCTCTGAGATAAGCGTGCGAGCGAACTCATATGTCATTCTGTCGAAATTGTCGTTGAGGGGGACGTTCGCGCGCTTGCTTCCGATGCGCCCGTGGTTGCCCCACTCCGCGACCACTTCAACCTCGTCATAGATGGACAAGGCGTAGCGTACAACCTCCACCTCCAGGCGCGCGATCTGCGCGTACTGTTGGAAGAGCGTCGCGTCGACCTCGAACACCTGCTGCGGAAATTGAAACAGACCCTCGCCCATGTCGCCGCCGAACATTATCACGCACTTACGCACCGGGTGGTGGGAGCGCTGCAGTTCGGTCAAGTACTCGGCCTTGCGGCAATACTTGAGAACACGCTCGCGCATGATCTCCGAGTTGTAGGTGGTCGTGATCTTGCTCCCCTGCCAGTCCGTGAGATGCCAGAGCGCGACCTCTTCTTTGTCGCTAGGTGACGTCACGGGCTTTGGCTTAGGCACAGCCGGCAAGGGGCCGAGCGCCTGCATCGCATCGAGCGCGCCTGCGTACACGGCCGCGACCATATGCTCTGAGCGTTCTTTCGCTTTCTTGAGCTGCGCTTGTGTGCGTCCGAGCGCTGCGCGTAGGTCAGCTGCGTCGGTCAGGTTCTGAAACTCATCTAGGTTAGGGTCACGCGTTGGCACAGGTACACTTCCTTGAGCGATGGTTGACGATGTTGTTGGAATTGAACTCCAGGCCGGTGTTTCGCTTGTCCAGCCATTCGATGATCGCTTTCGGAGTAATGATGTTGGTGTCAACTGCGAGAGCGCCTTGTAAGTCGATTCTCTCCTGAACTTTCAACATTCCAGCGGTCTGAAGAACTAGACCGATCTTGCAAGGAGGCTTCTTGGGCTTCGAAAGCTTGTAGAACTCGGTCAGGTCTGGCTTTGCGTCAGGCATGTGGTCTCTCCTCTTTTCGAGTCACAAAATGAAGCAGGACCGCGGCTCCAGTTAAACCGCGGCCCCGCCGTACTTCAGCCTCCCTTGATGATCGCGGCAACAGCCTGAGCGAATCGCCCAACGACAACGATCGCAGCAGTGGCTGCCCCGGAGATAAGACCGATCTTTTCCCCGCTCGACCAATGCACCGCGGTGTTTTCCACCAACGCCACGATGCTGTTGAAGGCCGGAACTGCGGCCGTACCAATCGCGACGATGACTCCAACGATGGAGCCGAAGCCGACCGCGATCGGGGACTTCACTACAGGTGTAGGCATATTTACCTCCTCTAGAGGGGCTAGTCCCGTACAGCGTACTACACGCTAACGCATTACGCAAGTACCCTGACGATTGTGCGCAGGTCTGACACCACGTTGGTGTCGAGAAACGTCTTGATTGGGAACAGGAAGTAGCCGCCAAAGATGCCCCATTCAGTTCCCCAACTGTTGAGACTGAGGAAGTGATCGGGGTACTGTTTCAGGTAGCCACACAGCAGATTCTCGTGGCCTCCGAGCACTCTTTCCGTCGGGTTCGGCTCTGGCATCTCACCTTCAACCGCCCACGGCTTCTCGAAGCCTTCATAGACGGTGAAGCCATACGCGATGGTCTGCTTGTTTGAGAGCGCTGCCTTGATCATGTCGATGTTCTGAGGAACAGCGTGAACCGGCTTCGTCAGCTTGTAGGCGCGCGGCTCAATGTCAGGCGGTGTCTGTTCGAACTTTGTGATGTCATACGGGTACAGCGTCTCGTTCGGAATGCCGTGCTGCGCTACGGTGAAGGCGTCGTGTCCCATCGCGCCCGCGTCGCCCTGTCCTAGCGTGCCCTCAAGCTCCCGCTCGAAGTAGTATGTCCAGAGCCGTGACAGCTCACCGCAGTCCTTACCGTCCATGATCGTGTCGTAACGGAAAGCGCGATTGGTGGCGTTGGCTGTACAAGAGCCAAGCGCTAGCTGGTTGAGCGCAGGCGGCATCTTGACACGAGGATCGACCTCGTCCAGGATCGTCAGCCCTGTCGTGTCGACGTGCGGCAGAAGCTCCAGCGCGCCACGACCGGGGAGGGGGCGGTTCCAGCCGAGGGCGTGCTGTAGGAGAGTCGGTGTCATGGGCTACCTTTCAGTCGTGTGTGTATGGCCTCCCCGATACCGCCGGGGGTTTCTAGGTCGATTTCGTCCTTGATAGCGTCGAGCTTCGCGTGTACGTCTGCGATCCCGCCCTCTGTGTCAGGGTCGAGCGCGTCGAGGATTGCCTTCAGGTGCTGCGAGTGCGCGTTGTGAAGTCGTTCTAGCTTTTCGTTCACGCGCTCGTGCTCGCGAGTGAAGAGACGGTGTATCCAGTAGCCGACGGTGCCGAGGATGGCTAGCGGAGCTACGGCGACAACATTTCCCCACACGGCACCTTCGAACCACGGTTTGCCGTCAGGAGCAAAGAAGAACTGGAGGAAGTGGCTCATCCGTGGATGACGTAGTAGAGGGTGAGCGCTACAGCCGCGAAACCGGATACAGCGGTGAAGAACCTCATCCAGCGAGCGTCTGTGGCTGATAGGGTGCTGGTCTTGCCTGACTCCTTGCCGGCGTCTTTGGATAGAGACTCCCGAACTTGTGAGATCTCCGAGAATACTCGATCTAGATCAATGACGTGACGTTTGTCGATATTATCTTGCAGCGTGTGTACCGTCTCGATTGAGGCGTAAGTACTGTCTTTTTCACGCATTTGCGCAATGAGTTCGTTGTGTCGGTTGAGGATTTCCTTCGACGCCGTCAGCGCGAGTCCAGCCGCGTCCTTTACCTCAGCGATGCTATCGATGAGTTTGTCGCGAACCGATACCGTGAGATCGTTTGCGCGCCCCACGCGTTCTTCCTCCACGGTGTCCGCCGCTTTCAGCGCGGCAGTTAGCGCCTCGGCAGCAGCCTTAGCGGCGGCTTCAAGTGCTTTGCTCGTTGCCCCGGACGCCTCTTTCAACGCGTCCTGAATGGCGGCAGCCGCCAGCGCACGCTCACGCTCTGCTTGCCCTTCAGAGAGCTCACGCTCTGCGAACTTGGCTCCGTGAGCAGCTAGTTCTGACTCAATTGCAGCTAGGCGGTCTGTGGCTTCAAGCCGATTCTCTACTGCTCTTACCTTGCTCATCGGATTCCCTTCTTATTCTAGTAGTGTTACGGACGTAAACGACTTTTCGAGTTCCCCCGCGACTTTTTCTACTGTCAATTTGGTTCCGGCTTTGACAGGTATAGAGATCGTGATGTCAATCGAGCCCGTGATTGAGGGATCTACGATCTGCGTTACTTGAACACCGCCCACCTTCACGGTGTATTCGCAGGTCGTTACCGTTTTACTGACGGTGCGGAGTAGGACGATTGCGTTCTTAGTCGCGGACGGTTCGATTTCGTACGTAGCCGCGGTGTGTTCAACTTGGGCGCCAGCCGCCCCCATTGCGATTTTCCCTGCCGGTCCTGTCGGTCCTTCGGGGCCTTCGCCTACGCGCATGACGTTGAGGCGATTCACAACCGAACCTACACTCGTTTCAGGTTCGGTCGCGCCTGACTGAAAGGCGTAGAGTTCGATCTTTTCGCCTTTTTTGGCGAAGACGATTCCGTTAGCGTAGGAGATCGTGTCGCTCACTTCACCCGTGAGAACGTACTGACCATAGATCGTCTGGACCGTGTTCACCGCAATTGCGGAGATGAAGATGTCTTTCGCGGGGGCAGCCGCAACTCTGACCCCACCGTCAACGTGGTAGTACCCATCGGCGGGAACCAGGTAATGGTTGGCTTCGCTAAAGTTGCCGCCAGGGTCCTTGATGACCGTGTTCAGTTTGATCTTGGTGAAAGTTGCTTTAGCGAGTTTCTGCGCCACGCTTGCATAAGCCATCATGACGGCTTTTTCGAAGCCGAGCCCTTCCGGGCCTATTTTACCTTCTTTGCCTTCTTTGCCTTCTTTGCCTTCTTTCCCTTCAGCCCCCGTGGTGCCTTTAGCTCCTTCTTTGCCTTCTTTCCCTTCTTTCCCTTCTGGTCCAGTCCCCGGCGCCGCGTCCATCAGTTCCCACCATGAGGCGAACAGGGCTACCGAGAAGTTGTTCTGTTTGTTGCCGCCCTGTTTGGTTCCGGTCCCGATGAAGCCTGTGGTGTACAGCCCGTTGGTGATCGCTAGGGCTTCTTTCCACGTTCCGTTGTTGTACCACACCGTCACTTTGCCGCCTTTGACGATGAGAGCGTATTTGTTTGTTGCGGCGTTCGGGACTTTTTCTACTTTGCCGATTTCAGTCGTTACCCCGCCTACGATCTTGTAGACGATCACCTTGATGCCGGATTCAACCGCTTCGTTGAGGAAGACAGCCTTGTAGCCTTCTTCCACTTTTATCCCCACGAGTTTCAGACAGGCGTACAAGGTAAAGCGGTGTTCTTCGCCGCCTTCCATTTTTTCCTTGAGTTCCGTGATCGGTCCCGATTCAGTGACTTCTTTGGGAGACCAGTAACCTGCCTGCGTCGCGAACCCTCCCGCGGCCTCGTAATCTTTGTTGTTGATCTCTCCTAGTTCCCCAGTCGCTTCTTCTGTTTCCAGCACTTTCCATTTCCCGCCGTTAGACAGCGGATTTTCGAACGCGCGGTTGAAGCTGTCTAGGAGTTCTTCAGTGAAGGACGTAACGGTTTCAGGCGTGTGACCTTTGTTCGCAACTTTGATCGAGATCCACAACGCGCCCAGGTACGTGACGACATTCCCCAGAGCGTATTCGGTGCCTATCGCCCACAAGCCCTTCCACCATTCCCCGCCTTTTCCTTCTTTGCCTTCTTTGCCTTCTTTGCCTTCTTTTCCTTCTTTCCCTTCCGCTCCTGCCGCGCCTTTTTCTGCGATTACTTCCCAGTCGGTCGCTTCAGGAGGTTCAACGCTCGTGTTTTCTTTGATGCAGATGAACGAGGAGCCTTTGTTAGTCACCCCGTCGTTGACGTGGTAGAGCGTAGCCGTTTTCCACGCGTTCCTCCAGGTTATCCCCGCGCCCGTTTTGCCTTCTTTGCCTTCTTTGCCTTCTTTGCCTTCTTTGCCTTCTTTGCCTTCTTTACCTTCAGCCCCAGCAGCACCCGTTTTCGCCAGCAGCCCCCAGTGAGTCGCTTCAGGAGGTTCGACGTCTTCCCCGACCGTCATCGCTTTGATACAGATGTAGCTTGAGCCTTTGGATTCGACGCCGTCGTTGACTGCGTATGCGGTAGCCGCTTTCCATTCTTTGCGCCAGTTCAGGACCGCCGCTTTACCTTCTTTACCAGTCGGCCCTGCAGGGCCTTCGAGGGCTTCGAGGCCCTGCCGGCTCACAAACTGCTGCAGCTCATTACGAGTATCCCCGGTTAGGATACCGAGCTTGCGGAGGTCGTCTTTTTGGATTACAGGAGGCATGGGTTATTCGACCTTGACGTAAGTGAACGCGAACGGTTCGAACCATTTAGCGGTTTCGGTTGTCGCGGTAATTACCCGGAAGCTTGCGCCTGCGGGGACGGGGAAGGTGAAGCTCTGCGCCATAAAGTTGTTGATGAACAGTTCGAATTCGAGAACTTCAGATCCTTCTATTTCGATCTTGATCTGTACTTTCCCTTTTTCGTGCCCGACCGCTTTGAGCATGACAATGATGCCGAAGCCTGTTTCGTTTTTGAACAAGCCGCCGACGCTTATTTCTCCGCCAGTGATTGAACTGAATTTGGGGGCGCCCGCTTCACCTTTAGTGATTTTTTCGTAAGCTTCCCGGCCTTTGGTGATTTCTTCTTTCAGTTCTTTCGCTTTTTTGACTCGTTCTTCTTTGGCTTTTTTGATCGTTTCAAGGCGTTCTTTTTCCAGTTTGACTTCCGCAGCCTTTTCTTCTTCGGCTGCTACTTCTTCGGCTGCTTTTTCCGCTTCTTCCTTTACTGATTCTTTGGGTTCCGCTGGGCTGCCGCCGCCCCCTGCTTTGAGAGTCGTTTCCGGAGGTTCGACCGGGACGACGGTAGGGGGAAGGTTGAGCGTCAGAGACATGAGAGGCACGCCCGCGTCTGGCACTTCGCAGTCGATGCGGACGATACGAAAAGTGGTCTCTAACCCGTTCGGGAAGCGGGGGTTGGTCTTCGGCTGTTCACCTGCTGCTTTCGGAACACGGAGTGTGATGTCCTGGCCGACGTCGAGTTCGAAGATAGACGGCGTACCGAACATCGGCAGCACCAGCACAGGCGCCGTCAGCGGGTACGCACGAGTCGCGAGTTCCCCGCCCACGTAGGATTCGAGAATCTTGTCCGACGTACCTTCGGCGGTAGGAGCTAGCGACGGGTGGGAGACGCAGGTCTCCAGCAGCGGATAACCGGCCGCTCCTGCAGGGAGCCAGATACCGAGACTGGAGCGGTCTTCAGTGGCGCCCGCCTGCTCGATGACGCGGTCTGCCTGCTGCGTGCCGTCTTCGTCGTACTGCAGGTCTGCGGCGTCGGTCAGGTCAATGACGATCGGCGGGCCTGTGCCGCGGCGGGGGTAGGACAGCGTGATGGTTGCTTCCGGCGCTCCGTTAGCGCCGTAGGCCAAGTCTTGCGCGTAGTCGATTCCGACTTCGAAGCCGAGACTCGTCATCTGACTGAGGAGTGACCCTAGCGCCTGGTGCTGGGTCAGCGGCGCCGAGAACGTCATCCAGAATGTGTTAGATGGTGTAGGGCCGGACGTCACCACCTTGATTGGGATGGAGTACGTCTTTTCGAGCGCCTGCGTAAGCATGTAGTAGGCGATGCGTGCTACGGGCGCCCCGTCTACTGCCCACGCGTGCGATTCAGGGTCCGTGTAGGCGGTGTAGTCGCGCGCCTGCAGGCGCTGCGAGAAGTACGTAGAGAGGTCGGCGCCCATGAGGGTCGCGATCCCAGTCGCCTTCTGATACCGGCGCCCTTGCACGATCCCGCCGTACAGAAGCGTCCCATCAATGTCGACCCACAGAACCGAGCGATTCACGGCTGTCGCATTCAGCCAAGGAGTCTTCCGGACATTTTCGTCCTCCACAGTAAGGATACCGTTCCACGGACCGGCCGTGTTTAGAGCTTTGCTGAACTGCAGACTGGTAATCGGCAGCTCAGCAATCGTCTTCTTGAAGTTGAGGATGCTCGTGAATTTGCAGATGATCTCGTGGCCTGCACCGGGCGGTGTGGGGTACGTGTTGCCCATTACAGCTGCCACGCAGACGCCCACTGGATAGCCGCGGTCATCGGCAGCCAGTGCGTCGGTTCAGGAGGTTCAACGTCTTCGCCGGCGGTCATCGCTTTGATGCAGACGTATGCTTTTCCTTTTGAGACCACGTATTCGCCGAGGTGGTATTCGGTGCCCGCTTTCCACGCAGGCGGGTTGTCGAGCGAGCCGTATTTGAGGTTGTTGACGCCCTTGAGTAGATCCCACCATGTGGCGCTCGGCTGAATCCACCGCGCGATATTGGTAGGGATTGAGCCGGAGGCTATCCCGCCGACATAGTACAGGACCAAGTGCGGCGTTCCTAGATCAACAAGCACCTGATCTTTTTCTTTGATGGTCGGTACCTCGCCGGCTTCCTGGTCTGTTTTTTCCTCTGCTTCTAGCGAGGTTTTGAGTGCAGCTTCTTTTTCTTCGCGTTCTTTTTTAGTGATTTTTACTTCTTCTTCTTCTTTTATCCAAGCATCCTGTTTGGTCTCTTCTTCTTCTTCACGTTCTTCCCTGACCGCGGGGTTGACCAGTTCGAGCGTCGGGCTCCCGGCGATGGAGGCGTTCACTAGGAAGGGGTTAGTGACCGGACCGTTGATAATCCAGATCGGTCGCATCTCCATGTTGCCGAGGTTGGTAATCGCAACCGTCGCAATCGCCTTCGCCTCCGGGAGTGGGGTTTCGTGCCCGGCCGAGTAAATGCGGGGGTCTGTGGCGTGGAAGACGAGTTCCGGTGTCGCCACGTTGGCGGAGGCGTAGTCCGTGTCGATTTTCACAGGTCGCTTCCGCGGTCGGCACATTATGCACATCAGCGGGTTTTCCGGTAGCTGGAACCACAGAGGCAGCTCTTCGTTCGGTAGCACCGACGTCGCCGCTGCGAGCGCGAGCATCGTGTGCTGCATCGACGTCCCGTCCGTCTTCACGAACAGATCGAAGATGATGTCGCGGGCCTCCAGCAGGTCGAGTCCTTTGAATTGCCCGTGGTCGCGAGGGAAGTTGACGTCGCCGCTTCGCACGATGGCTAGGTCGAGGCCCTCGGAGCGAGTCACACCAGCAGGGGTCCCGGCGCCGAACTTGAACCCGTTGAATTCCCACTGGAAGCTTTCGAGGGTCGGCGGGCTTATGCTTGGTGACGGGAAAGCCATGTCTAACTCCCTTGCAACATCGGTCGAAGCTTCAGGTACAGTTCATTGACCAGCTGAGACGGCGACATGCTCGTCCCGTTTACAATGAGCTGATCAACATGCAGACCCGCCCCACCGCCTGCGCTGCCGGGCGCTGTGGGCGTCCCTGCGCCCGGTGCTAGCCCTGGTAGGGGCTTGACGCCGTCGGGGCTAACACCCTTGCCTGTGAGCGGGATTACGGCCTCCGGGCCGGCCTCTCCAACCATCGCGAGCGTTGGTTTAGTGACGATCCCTCCGGTAGCGAGCCCGATAGCGCTGAGCGCACCTCCGATGACCGGGATGCCGTGGAACAGCCCTTTGATGGCACCTCCTACGGCTCCCCCAACGCTTTCGATACCGCTCACTAGCGCGTGAACGATTTTCGCTCCGATGCTGACCATGTCGTTCACAATCTGCATCATGATGTTCCAGAGTTTGGCAGGCAGCGTCGCGAAGAAGTGAACGACACCCCCGATTCCTTCTGCGACCACACTCCCGAGATTGCCCATAACGCTGCTGAAGAGATGGACTATCTTCCCCCACCCTTCAATGGACATTTTCAGGACTTTCAGAGGCAGGCCTACCAACAGAGTCCAGACGATTTTGACAACCGTTTCCGTAATAGAGCGTATGTGAAAGAAATCGTTTTCCCAGGCAGTGACGAGGTTAGCCGTAGCGCGACCGATCCACTGCATAGGCTGAACGATGAATGTCCTGAAGATCGAGGCGATAGGACCAGCGATTGCTTTGACGGTATTGAGAATGGAGAGAAGGACTGGGATGAGTTTCCCGCCTATCTCCACCTCCATTTCAAACATCTTCGCTTTCACGACGTCCATGGACCCGGCGAGGGTGTGGGTGTACGTGTTTGCCATGCCGTGCAGTTTTGTTTCGAGCGCGCCAAGGATAGTATCTTTCGCGACCATATCCCTCGACAGTTTCTTTTCAGCTTCGGAAACCTTCTCGTGGGCGGCGGCTAGCTTCTTCTGCGCTTCCTCGACGGCCTTCGGCGGATTCTTCGCGACTGTCTGCGCGGCGGCTAGAGCCTGTGACGCTTTGGCTGCGACTTCCTGGTCGTGCCCTAGTTTCTGCTCCGCTGAAGACAAGCTGTTGTGCGCGGCCGTGACAGCGTGTGTGGCAGCCACGTTTTCCTTGCTGGACTGGAGCGCGTCCTTGTGCGCCTTCACCAGTTTTTCATGAGCGAGTGTGACTGCGTCAACCGCTTTTTTGTTGTTCTTGTGCGCGGTCGATTCTGCTTCGGTGATTTTCAGGTGAGCTTCCTGGAGAGCTTCTTCCTTCTTCCCGGTTTCCATCGCCTTGTCAGCTGCTTCTAGCGCGGCGCGTCGTGCCTTCAGAGTGATAAGTTCAGCTGCGGAGGTCGAAGTTTTCGTGGCTTCCAAGGACTTCTCATTGTTTTCGATCGTCTTGATCGTCGCTTCGTTACCTTCCTTGACCCGTTCCTTTTCGAGGCTGGACAGATTCTTTTTAGCTTCGCCCACACTCTTTGCGCCCGCTTCCGCTGTTTCGCGCTCGGTTTCCTTCGCCTGCTTCAAAGCGGCTGAGGCTTCCTTGATCGCGGTCTTCTGCTTTTCCGCGGCTTCGGTTACTCCCTGCTGCGCAGTCTTGAGCGATTCCTGCGCGGAGGTAATCGCGACGGTGTCGCTTTTCAGGGCGTCCTGTGCGGTCTTCAAGGAGGACTCAGCCGCTTCCACCTTGGCGAGCGCTGCAGCATGTTCTTCGGCACCCTTCTTCGCCGCGACGACCATGTTTTCTTCCGCGCCCTTGAGCGCGGTCTTAGCCTTAGCCAAAGCTTCCGTCGCTTTCGCCTGCGCGGCGAGCTTGGTCGACCCGATGTCTAGCTGTATCCCCATCTGCATCAGTGGTCGAACCGAGCCCGCGTTCACCTTCGCGAGTGTTTCTGAGGCTTGAGTCAGCGAGATGTGCTTGTAGCGCGAGAGATCCGCAGCAATCCCCATCTCCCGCTGCGTCAGCGCCACGTTATGGGAGGAAGTTATGAGCGTTCCGAACGCTCCAGCAGTTTCAGCTGTCGTGAATCCAAGGTCAGTAAACTGTGTCTCGGTCTTCTTGACGATCGGTTCAACGGAGGCGAACGAGTGCCCTGTGTTTTCGACGGCTTGCTTGAGGCGCGTTTGGGCGACGTCGAAGGTATCAGCGGCTTTGACAGCTGCTACGCCAATGCCGACTGCGAGCGCGAGTCCTACCCCAGCCGCCGCCCTACCGATTCCGGCCAGCGCGGTGGTGAAGCCTTTCCCTTTACCCTCCGCCGCTGACATGTCAGAGCCCATCCTCGTGACGCCGCTGCTGAAGGGTACGCCGAATCTCCCCATAGTCGAACCGAGATTTGTGAAAGTGGAACCCATTCGGCTGGCGAAGCCCGTGTTTTTCGACTCTAGGTCGCGCTCGGCAGCACCGATAGTACTGCTCATTTTGCCGGTACTGACCCCCGCGGAGTCGGTGGCTGCAGAGACCGCTCCCTTGAAGCCGGCGAGACCAGCGATAGCCTGCGTGTCATCTAGGACAATCGCCACTACTACAGGTGGAAGGTACTCTCCGCCGGCTACCGACATTCTCATTCACCTCCTAAAGGTGGATCGCGCGAGCTATGCTCTGCGCGATAAAGGATTTCACTGCTGTAAGCGACTCTAGGTACGCGGGGCGCACGTACGGGCTAGGCGCCTGGTTGTAGGTTCTACCGAGACTGTCCTGCCCTTTGAAGCCCAGCTCGATACGGCGAGCGTACACCATCGTCGGACCTGTGAACGCCGAGTAGATGCCAGAGCCGGTCGGTCCCTCTGACGTCTTCCATGAGCGCCGCAGCGTCCCGGAGAGGACAGGCGTGCGCGCCATACCAGCTTGCTGGACGATCAAAGCGGCGCCCTTCACAGCGACTGCCCCAGCCGCACTAATCTTTCCGATCAACGCGGATAGGGCAGCCTGTGTTGCGGCGTCATCTACGTTTCCGGACATGCTCTAGTACATCCGTCCAGAAGACTTGTGTTTTCATCTACGATAACCGATACTGGCCCACCAACAACGAAAGGATCAAGAGATGCTTTGCTACACCGTAGTAACGAAGGACACGGATTGGGTTGACGTCGGGACATATCCCTCCCTCACTGAGGCCGAGGCTTTCGCAGATATGGAGGAATGCCTCAGCGGTCGAGAATGTGTTGTTGAAACGCGTGTTGCTGTGAACATTGTGAATGGGCAGCTATCGGCTCACCCCCTACTCGATCCGCGGACACCGGAGGAGATCGATGAATTTCTCGTGATGAGTCATCGTACAAGTGATCCGATCTGGTCTCTTCCTGCCGCTACACGACGCCTGCTCGTACTACAGGCAGAAAGAGACGCTATCGCTAGCGGAGCAACAGATACTGGGCTTCTCTAAACAGATTCGTCATCTGCTGGCATTTGCTTCTGCTCTTTTCTGACGCTCAGCTTCAATTTCTTGGTGCATGTTCGTTAGCGCCAGCAGCCAGTCCACTGTCTCTCCAGGCTCGTCTAAATACTCCTCATGCGTCAGTCCAGGGAAGGCTCTGCGATAGGTGAACTCTGTCCATCGGGCGGCTGTAGCTCCGTCGATGGCGACTCCTGGTCTGCCCTCAAGTCGCTGGCGGAGCCGGCTGAGGGCGCGGTAGGGCTAACCTCGAATTCGGGGTCAGTCGGCTTCGGTGGCGCGAAGTCAACCTCGCCGTCCACCAGCACACCCAGCTGCGGGAGTGCAGTGCGCAGGGCGTCATAGACGTCGATATCCAAGTCACCCACGGTGTCGACGTCGGGAATCGCCTCAGGGCGGTCCCAGTCGAGGAGCGTCGCCACGATCAGCGCCGCCTCCAGGTCATAGATCGACTGCGCCTCCTTCGCATTCAAACCCAGCTCAAACATGTTGAGATCCTTGAGCTTCTCCGGGTCGTCAGTCGGCAGTTTACTCAGCGCTGAGAGCGCGCCGAGCGTCGCCGCTTCGATCATCTGCCTGTGGCGGATCTTCACTTCGTTCTTCTCGCGGAAGCGTGCCTGCCCTCCGGGTATGTCAATCGCCTTCATGGTGTGACCTCCTGATTGCGGATGAAATCCTACACACCTATCTTCTACATGTGTAGGATTTCCTGCTTAGTATTCGTTCGGCGTTGCGTTCGCGACCGTGATCTTGAGGGGCGACACGCCGCCGGCTGTCGCGTCTGTTGAGGACGGAATCAGCTGCGACTCCACGTGTACCTCGACCCACTCCTTCGAGCGGTCAAGGTCGCCTGTGAGGAACTTCGACTTCGTGGAGTGGAGATTCACCGCGAAGCCAGACTGAACATCACTCAGCGTCAGGTCCAAAGCCAGCTGTTCGCCGTTCTGATAGGCGGTGAGCCATGTTGCTTTAGGGTCCTCCAGGAACGTGAACTTCGCGGTCGCCTCCAGCGCGTACGCGAAGTGCTGGTAGTAATTCATCGTGCCAGTAATCGCTGGCACGTTCTTCACGCCCCGCTTGAGCGCGAACTCCCAGTTCACCAGATAGCCAACCTGCACCCCGCCCACAGCCGCCTGCACAGCCCAACCTGGAGGTGCCTGTACGATGGAGTACGACGGTGTGGGCGGTGACGGCGTGATAGACGAGTTGGCGAACCAGTTGGTCGCCACCTTGGGGAGGGCGTCGGCCGCGCCCGTGATGGTGAGCGTATCGAGCTGTGCCGCCGCCAGCTGCCTCCACACCGCTGTCGGACCCGCTATGGTCTCACCGGCGAAGTCGGTGATGGTGTAGCTCGGAGGCTGGTTGCCTTCGATCGGCGAGTTGTTCAGCAGGCTGAAAGCGTGCGAGGTCAGTGTGTTCACTACCGCTTTGATTTTGTGCCCGAACGCCAGCGGGTAGCCGAGCGTTAGCGTCCATTCACCGGGCCCGACTTCGACAACTTTCGTTACCAGCGCCGTCTCTTGAACCCCGACCCCTGTGTCGATGACGACGTAGCCGCCAGCGACGACGGTGTCCGCCACGACTTTGATTGTGGTGTCACCGACCAGAGCCGCTTTCTGCAATTCAGTTCCCCTGATGGACACGTTAGAGGAAATGACGTGCGTGAATTTGAGCGCGGCGCATTCGATTTCCCATTCCAGGGCTTTGAGTTTCGTGGATTTGAGCGAGACGACAGACTCTTCTGTCGCCGGGATGCCTTCGTCAAGCACGAACACGGTCCCTATCGGTACGTCGATTGTCGAGAGGATTTTTTTGTCTGTGACTTTCGCTTCCGCGATGAGTTTGGTGGCAACAACAATCGCCGTCCGGGTGTCTTTCGACCCGACCAGCGCGCGTACGAGCACCGGGAACGAGTCCAGGTACGGGTACTGATCCCAAGCATGAGTGTCAACGCGAAGGCTGGGGATCTCGTCGTATATCTTCACCATCGAGCCCCGCATCCCCTCGTCAGGAAGCAGCTTCACGTCCGGCTTGTACTTCGGTCCCATGATAGGAATCCAGTATTCAGGGGCGACAGGGGTACCCCGTACTGTCTCTAGTGCGATCCCGACCTCTGTCTCGGGCACGGGAATCGCTGAGAAAAATGTCATCTTTACTGCTCCTTTAGGTAGACGCGTTAGACTCAGCGAATGCTCGATCTAACATTTGAGACTTACGGTCGGTTGTGGTGTTTGAATCCAGTAGGAAAAAGCAAGCGAGGGTTATCGTGGCTTTGCCTCTGCGAGTGTGGAAGCAAGGTTGTTATGGCTGCGGGCGCTTTGAGACACTCTCGTACTCCGCCTAGTTGTGGGTGCTTCGAAGGCATAACACGTCAAGCGGCTGCGAAAGCAATGGGCGAGGCAAATCTAGTACATGGTCATTGGGTGAGCGGTAAAGCCTCGCCCACGTACAGCTCTTGGCATGCAATGCGCTCGCGTTGTCTCAATCCAAACTACGACAAATACCCGTTCTACGGAGGTCGTGGTATTACTATTTGTGAGCGCTGGAACAGCTTCGAGAACTTCCTCGCAGATATGGGTGAGCGCCCTGAGGGACTAACCCTCGATCGCCGCAACAACGACGGCAACTACGAACCAAGCAACTGCCGCTGGGCGACGGCGCTTGAGCAGCGGCACAACCGACGTCCGTAGCTGTCACGACTGCACTCCTTGGTCGGTGGCGGCTGCGGCAGCGTCAGCTGCCTCCTTGTCTGCTGCTTCCTGCTCGGCCTTGTCAGCCGCGTCCTGATCTTCCTTCGCGGCTTTCGCGGCTGCTTTCAGTTCTGCCTTCGTGAGGATCGGCTGAAGGTAGAC